ATTAGTGATATCAATGATTGAAGTATCACTTCCATCAAAATTTCTTTGGAAAATAGGTTGTCCTTTATGAGTTAGTGAGAATGATCTTCTAACATCCTTAGCAGTTCCATCATAAAAACCAAAACCAGCAGTGATAGAGGCGTTATTTAAATCAAGTTCATTATTAAGAGTATTGTCTACTTCAACCAATTGAACTGCATGTTGATAGACACGAATTTGAGTATCAGCACTTGCGGGGGGAGTATATTGAAGATGTGTCTCATTCGATGTCATCAGCGCACCGATGGTGCCAATACCACTTCCTGTTGTTAAAGTTCCATACTCTGTGATATATGACTCAGAGTTGTCATTGAGAACGATGACTTCAGAAAGTTGATATTGATTATTGGTTGTATCTTCAATACTTACAATATAGTAAGATGCTTGATAATCATTTTCACCGCCACATGTATAGGTGGCAATTGTATGAATGCCTGGAGAAGAAGTAGATCCAATAGAGGTATAGAATGACTGTAGTGAACCTATATTCTCAGTCCCTTGTCCAATAACTGTAGAACCTACTCCAACAGATTCAACGCTGGACATCGACACCCTAATTGTATTAGCAGTAAGTGCCAATCCGGCAGATGGTGTGAAGTTAACATTTACAGTGCCAGATGACATGTCTGCGGAATATGTTCCCATATCCAATGCCAACAATCCTGTGTTTATGTTACCATATTCAAGGACATCAACAGTCGTTCCGTCATGAATAACATTTAATTCATTAGTTCCAAATCTTCCATCATTAGTCGTATATTCAACTATAACCTTAGAGGATCTATAAGTGGAAGCGATTCCTACAATTGTGGTGGTAGATCCTGCGGGTACATCAACCTGTGTGGAAGAAATATCACAAATTTCACCCAGTTCAAATGTTCCTACACTAGAAACACTGTTATCAATATCAAAACTCATCAGAGAGATATTGTAATCGTTAAATCTAAACTTAGTAGGATAGAAGAGAAGTTGTCCCTCTGTACCAGAAATATTAAAATCAAAAGATCCAAGATCTAATACACTATCAACTCTACCATAATTGAGAACGGAAGCATTGGATCCATCTTGAACTATATTCACAAAAGATGCTTGTCTTTCACCTGTGAAAAGTTTATCTCTAACAAAAGTAAATATTTTTTTTGATTTTTGATCAACAGGGAACTTTTTAACAATGCTGAATCTTGTAGGACGCTCCTGACTATTAAACAGTGAGCTAATATCATCAATAGAAAGAACTCTATTTCCTACTGACTCGAAATAATCAGTAAGAACTCTATTTTCTAAAATAATTCTATCTGAATAAACCGTGCCTGAGGCGATTTTAGAATTTTCAGTAACAAGATCAAAATCATGATAACAATTTACATCAATTCCTCCACCAAAATTTCCATTTCCATAAGTTGTGGTTGGAAGAAGATCAACAATCACTGAAACCGTAGATATTCCGGCAACCAGTTTAGTTTTATTTTCGTCTTTAGACTCAACTATCAAATCGCTAAACTTAAGAAATCCTGCTGTATGATTTAAAGAGCTAACTGTTTCATCCCAATCTTGAAGAGGAACCTTTGACTTAATTGCATATGAGAAGTTTTGATAGTAAAAATTATCAGGAATTCTCTGTTGATTGTCATTGAAGAATCCAGTTGTGGTAGTCCACCCCTTTTCAACAATCGAAGATGATTCGATTTCAATTTCAGAATTGTAGTCAACTTTAGATTTTACAATTCCTTGAGTCCTTGAAGACTGTCCAACTACTAAATCTCCAACTTTAAAATCTTTAGATGTAGAAACCTTCAATAATTCAATTCTATTGTTCCAACTATCAACTTTTCCTATTCCGCTATTAGAAACAACTTGCTCACCAATTAAGAAATCATTCTTTCTTAATTTAATATTAAACTGTGGGAAAGAGTTTTGATTAATAATTCTTCCTGCAGAATTCAATGAATCAAAATTACCTGCGTAAAGATTATCTCCAATAATTCCCGAAAGGCTAAATGTTACAACACCTGCAATTCCTCCTAGAGGAATGTTTACATCTGTCAGTGTAAACAGTTGATAATTATAATCAACGGAGTTATATCCAGTTCCGGTTGATCCAACTCCAACACTAATATTTTCAATTAAAACTTTATCTCCTATAGCAAATGGTGATTGATCACTAAATCCAGTATCAAATCCTACAGTTACATTTTTGGAGGTAATATCAAAGGATATATCACTAATTGCAACTCCATTTGAGTTACTTACAGGAATAATAGTTGGAGTTACATTTGAAAGTCCATTTGTATTATTTCTAATCGTTACTTTAGAATCTCCAAGTGCATAGAAAAGATCTATATCATTAATAACCTTACCAGTTAATCCATCAAGCACAATTAAGTTTGGTGCAATGTTGTAGTTTCTTCCAGCAGAGCTAATTCCAATCTCTTCAAAAGATGTCAAAGACTCAAGGGAAAGAACTTCTGGTAAGTTTGTTGTAGGACGAATAGTAAAGTCAGTTGGATAATTAAATCCAATATTCTCAATATTTGTAGCAAGAACCTTACCAATTGTATTACTTGATGGTTCAAGAATAGCACCTGTTCCCGTTACAATCCCAACAACAGTCGATACTCCCACTATTTCATTATAATTAGCACCTTTGTATGTAATATTAATATTTGCTATGCCACCGTATGCGGAGGTAGAATCTGTGACATATGATAATTCTGCGTCAGTCGAATAAGAAGATCTTTCGGCAAGTTTTTCAATGTTATATTTGAAAGTATTAGATGTTGCTCCGCTTAATTTAAACTCTCCATTATATTTGCTGTCAATTTTATTAATTTTGTTAAAACCACTTACCTCTTTATCAATTACGATTTCTTTCTTGACAGATTCAATAAAATCAGAATTTACATTGGTAAACTCATAGAAAATGTTTTCCGGTACATCTTCACTAACAGATAAAGTTAATTTGGCAGTTGTATCAATACCAATTCTGCCAGTTTTTGTAACCTCAAATTTATTATTAACAAGAGATCCATCAAACTTATCTGTAAAATTAGAATCTCTATAAAGATTCATATCAAACGCAGAATAAAGTGTTGATATATTCAAGGATGATAAAGATGAGTCACTAAGATCAAATATAACAGTGTTTCCTTTAATGATATTAATTGAAGGATTTATGGGAAGAAGTGTTCCAGATCTTGCACTTTCTATACCCACAAAAATGGGTTGGAATTTATCAGACTCATACTTAGAGTTACAGAGTCTTACTTTATCTTTAGAGAGTTTAGAAACATAGTAAATCTTTTGATCTTCCAATCCAATAGGGGCAGGATTTGCATCAAGAATTACTTTATCTCCTGTTTCAAATCCATGATTACTAATTTCAATTGAGTTCTGATTTGTGTTTACTCCAGCTGTGGTAAATCCAAGAGGATTGAAAACAATTCTCCTATTGTGATCGTTATACTTAATTGTAACTGTGGTGGTAATACCGGGGGTTACGGACATTTTAACTTTATCACCAATAGTTAATCCGTGAGTTGATGCTGTCGCAACCGTTACAGTGTTTCTAGTCACTTCAGCAGTTACAACATTAGTCTTAACTGTTTTAATACTATGTTTCGTTCCAGCACCAATTCCAGTAAACGAAAGCAAACCAGAATTCATTGTGGTATCTGCTATACCAACAAACGTGCCGACAGAACCAATACCAACTTTAAATGTTTGAATACCAATGATGTCATCAGATATTCTTGCAACAAATAGTGGTGTGTTATTACCAATTACATAATTTGATCCGGTAGTAGGATCGGATACAACCTCTATGGATGTTCCACCACCATTATTATAGAGGACTTGATCACCAGTCTTCAAATTGTGATTTGGTAAGAAGATGCCTCTGTTCTCAATGAAGACTTGAGTAATGCCTGCACCTGGATTAGAGAAGAAAATAGTAGATCCTACGCCAGTTCCAGTTAAAGTTCCTACACCAACTGATTCTTTTGGATCAAAATAGATTTGTTTATTAAGTTCAAATTTTACATTATTTTCTCTATTAGAATTAAAAGTGAACTTGCGAGTTTGCTCAGTGATAGATGTTGTAGCAGTATGTGCAGACGAAACAGTACCATCAACTGCTCTTTCAACTCTTATTCTTGAATTTAGAACATCTACGTTCAGAACTTTGACTTTTTCAGAACCTATCTCTAAGATATCATTATCACGGAATGAAAGATCACCTCTATCAATGATTCCACCACTAATTGAGAAGTATGTAATGATACCTGTTACACTTGTATCTCCAACTCCAGTTGCAAGATTGAAGAATGCAGTTGATACGCCGATATTAAATGAACCGTCGATTGAATTAACTGATGTGTTAATACCAGATATTGTTACTAGGTTCGTATTAGTAAAATTATGAGGTGATGGTGAAACGGCTATAAATCTACCAGATGAATCAATAGGCGCGATTTCGAGTTCAGTAATTGAAGAGGTTGCTACACTGACATTTGAAACTACTTTGCCAGTGACTTCTGATACTTTTGCTTTAGCAGGTGTAGCACCAGTTAATGTTTCAAATACTACTCTATTATTAACTTGATATCCACTTCCTCCGGTAACAATTCCAACACTATCAATAGTTCCTGTAGAGGTAGAGGTAATATCAATTACCTCGTCATAGATTTTATATGGTTCAGTTACATACTCATATGAAACGTTGTCTAAAGTTAATCCATAAGGAGTGGTATTTCTTAACCATCTATTTTCAACAATATCATAATCTTCTTGATAGGAATCATTCTTAAAGTTAAACTCATTTGGTTTTGACTTAAACGTATTACCAATAAAGTATGGATATTGAGGTAACTTAAAGTTTTCAAAAGGCCCTGAACTTTCAACAAATCCGTCACTAATTGTGGCAAAATATGCATATACTCCATTCGGGAAATCTGGAGTAACGCAATATCTTCCATTGTGTTCATCAAGATCTCCTTCACCAGTAAATACAAAATCATTACAGAAGAATCCTAGTCTCCAAGAAGACAGTGCTGGACGATTTGAAAGTGTCGCTAACTTATATCCGCTTCTTAGTGCCCTTATAGTTCCTCCAGTGTTTGTATCATATCCATAAGGGCCATAGATTGGATTACCATCATATGCCCATCCAATAATAGGGGAGTGGAATTCTGATTCTACTTCAGAGTTAGAATCATCAATTCTTAAATCAGCAACTCCGTACTTAGTGCCATCCCCATCAGCAATAACTTTACCGAAAACTGATTCTCTAAGTTTTCTTGGAGCATATAAATGGGTATATTCAATACCATATTCATCAGTAATAGCAGTGTTTAAAATACCATCATCTTCGCTAATGATATCTTGATACTTTTCAAATAAGTTTATAGTCCACTGATTAATCTCTGCAGTCAGATTTGCACCGAGTCCACTAGGTTTGATCGAAATAGTTGTAGTATCGGTGTAATCCGTTCCAGAGTTATCAACGATTACTTTTGTAATTTGTCCACCACTAACAACTGGTGTTAGTTTGCCAAATCTACCTGATCCGTTGATTACTAAATCAGGAGGTGAGTTATATTCATAACCACCATTAGTTACAAGAACTTGTTCGATTTTGCCGTTATTAACAATCGGAAGAAGTTCTGCTTCTCTTCCACTAAGCAGTTTGAATAAAGGTTGCTTATTAAAATTGATTACTTCACTAGCACCATAACCTATACCATTGTCAGTTAAATTAACTGATTCAATAGATCCTCTGAATATTGGTTGAAGTTTTGCATTAAAGTCCTGTCCACTAAATGTGGTTACACCAATTTCTCCAGAGACATTGACAGAGATTGTTGGATAATTAAATGTATGAGTTCCTGATCCTACAGACTCAATATCAACATATTGTTTTGTGTCATAATAAAATGCCTTAGCAGTTGTTCCCAATCCAACAGAAGAAAGTTTGAAACTATCAGAGTCAACTACAGTTACAATGTAAGTTTGATCGCTGCTAAGTCCAGACGCATTGCCAGAATATGTTACAGTTTCACCAGAGTTGAATCCGTGATTTGAAATAGTAATATGGTTAAGTGCTGTGTTTATTCCAGCGATACCGGACACTCTTTCCTTGTTTTCGTAATCAGAACCAGAGGAAGTTACAATAACATCAGAGATAACACGTTTCTTATTGTAAGATTCAAATCTATGAACACCAACACCATTAGAAGTTAAGTTAACAGGATTTGATCCTGTGATAGTATCACTCGCATTGTTAAACAACTGTATTGTTTTTGAGTCAACCAGTTTTACATAATAATCAGCATTATCAGTAATTCCACCAATTGCATCTTGTCCATCAGTTTTATAAACTACTCTCTCTGATTCTCTAAATCTATGGAATGTCGTGAATCCAATAGTATCAGAAGAAAGTCCAACTTGTGCATTCTCAGAAGTAGAATAGAAAGAAATTGAATGTGTGATAAGTTTCGTGTTTGCATAAGCATTAGCGCCTAAACCATTTCCACCACTGATTGTGATAATTGGTTCTGTGACATAATCAAATCCAGGATCAAGAATTTCAATTCTATCTAAATTACCTTTAACGTTTATAAGTCCAGTAGCACCAATACCAGTGGAATCTTGTATTGAGAGAATAGGTGGGTTGATAATGTCATATCCAGTTCCTGGAGCCGAAACAGTTATATCATTAATCTTTCCGAAATATACACTATCTCCAGATTTATAGTTTAGTATTTCAACACCATTAACAAGCATTCCAGTCTTACCTGGAAGTGTGGTATACTCTCCACCATCATTTATTGGAGATTTGAATTCTCTATAAAGTTTTTGATGCTCAAGATTCTTATTGAAGAATTCATTAACACAGAAATAATTATTAGTTACAATTCCAGAGACTGAAACAAAATTATCATTATATAAATTAGTTAAACTAGATGCAATTTTAAATTGCGAGTCATTAACTCGTTTTACATAGAAGACACCGGGATTAATTTCTGGGAACTTACTCTCATCTATGAATCCATATATTGGATCATTTGTAAAATAGGACTCGTAATATACTTTATCTCCAGTATAAAAACCATGTGTACGAGTTACTGTAAAGGTTTCTCCAGTATACTCTCCATTTAATTTTACTTTTCTATCATAAAAATTAAGAGGAGTGTCGTGATAGAAAGGTATTGACGGTGATGCGATTAAAACATCACCATTATTTTTTGTATAAACATTTTGAACATTAGCAAATGATGATTCAGTATATGAATAATCATCAAAATTCAGATTACTAATGTCGGGTTTTAGGATACCTCTTCTAACATTAAAAGTAGTTCCAGTTAATTTACCTGCTCTAGAGAATGTAAAACTATTTGCAGAGGTGATATCTAAAACAACTCCCTCTTTTTCTACACTATCAGATTGAATGACAACTGCTTTGTCACCAATTCTTAAATTATTTTCTGCAAAGGTTTCAATAGAATATGTAAAACTAGACTCGTCAATTAGTGATAAACTCTTTACGCTATACTTAGGACTAACATTAACAAACCAACTATTATCTAATACTCCAGTTGCATTAGTGCCAAGAGATTTTATTTGAATATTATCGTTTATTGAGAAATTTGCTGTGTCATCAGAAATTATATTGTCTCCAAGAACTTTTCCTATTCTTACTTCAATCTTAGAGGTTGTAGCAATACCTACCACTGAGGCATCGCTAGAAGCGACTGAGACGGCGCTAATCCCTTCAAACCCATATGCATTAGCATTGAGGTTTAATTCTGTTCCTGCAGTAATTTCATAGTTAGTTCCAAAAGTTGTTGTATGTGCTAATCCAACATCTATGAACTGGTTGATCGTTTTTGAACGATAAGTTAAAATTCCACTCTTACCATCAATTTGAATTTGTCCTTTATCAGGGAAACCGATTGTTGAATCTACATCAATTATAGAGGAACCAGATGCAACTAAAACTGTATTTTGCGTTTTGGGGTGTGCAGAAAAATCTCCCAGCACCGTTCCACCAGAAAGATCAATATCTTTACTGTAATCAAAGTCAACACTGAGTTGATAATATATTTTATTTCCTCTTAAAAGTTTTTCTACATCAATAATCGTGGCATATGAACTATCAATTCCATATTCTGGAATAGCGTCCTGATATAAGGTTTGATTTTTTAACTTTGAGGGATCTCCTACAATTGCTTCAACAACAATATCTTTTGTTTTCCTGTATTGAGCATCAGAAGGCCTAAAAAGAAACTCTTTTGGTTTTATAACTTCTACTTTTTCGCCATATAACGCAGCAAATAAAATTCTAAAAGACTCATCAGTTCCTTTAGATTGATAAAAATCTTTTGTTCTTGATAGGAATAATTTTTGATTTACATCAGATTCAATCTCTCTTCTTTCAAATCCGGGTGCAATCTGTTGTTTAAGTTTTACTAAAAACTCTTTCAGTAAAATATTACTAAGATTAACAATTTTACTACCTTGAATATGAGACGTTGCTTCAGATGTAGAGAAAGTAAGTTTCTCATCATCGTTACCTAATTCAGTAACACCACTAAATCCACGAATACATCCGTTAAAAGAGTTTCTATCTTTCGAGGTATATAAAATTATTTCATCATTAATTTTAATTAGTCCATATCTATCTGGAAACTTATACGTTCCATACTGTTTTGTGACAAAATTAAAACTTGCAGTAACTTTTGTATCACTAAAAGAAATATCTTCCGCAAGAGTTGTCTCATCTTCACTATCAAGAAGAGTTTCTAATTTAACATACTCATCAATATTTTGTATTATATCAGAAGGAGCAGTGGGATACTCTTGCGAAATATAATACTGCTTTAAAAATTCACCAACCAAAGGAAAATCATCCCTTACAAATGCAGGTAATTGATACTCAATAATATCCTGAATCTGTACTCGTTGTAAATCGGTTGATATCATCTTACGTCTTTAGTATGAATAAGTAGGTGAGGAAGTTGATCTAGTCGTCGTAGTTGTAGGCGTTGTAGTTGTGGTTGTTGTCGTAGCTGAAGAACTTGTTCGAGGTGTCTGTGTTGTTGTCGTAACTGGTGAACTTGTTCGAGGTGTCTGTGTTGTTGTCACTCTTGAGTCAACTGTGCCACGGACTAAACTTCCATTTGCAAAACTTGAAGAAACAATATAATCAGATCCTGATATGTCATAACCAGAGGATATTCTGTCATTAACAGAATTTATCGTTACGTTATTAGTATCTAGTTGAATATAAAGATCCTGTAATCCAATGATATCGTTAGAATATGGGACAGCAGAAATTTCAATCAATGGAAACTGTCTGTTAATACTTGTCGATAAAATATTAATAGGATTTAATTTAATTTCACCTTTAATATAATCAATTGTACCGATGTTTCTTCTAACGACAACTGCTTCAGTAGGTGAATTTAGTTTAATAAGATCAATTATTCCAGTTTCTAAACTATCATTAGGAGCATCTTTAAGGTAAACTGTTCCTGCAACACCACTAACTTGGAAACCGGAAGACTTGATATTGTATCCAATTTTACCACCATGTGTTCCATGTCCATGATTTACAATGTGGAAACGATTTCCAAAGCAAATTTCATATTCAGCGAAAGCGTTAAGAGCAGCTCTTAAGTCTCTTCTCATCTGAATTGTTGTAATGTTAGATGTAATTGCAGAATTACTGCTGTCAATAATATTCAGAAACTTGCTGTATTTGAATCTTGCACCAAACTTATTAAGTTCAGTTGAATCTGCATACCTTTGAATATTATTTGATACAATTGTTCGGACTTGATCTCCATTGTTTGCGTCATTTATGTTATAATATACATTAACAAGTGCTTCGATGTAAAGATACTTAAGATCAGTAATTTCTAAATCTATACCACCTACAGAGTATTTTTTAATTTCTCTCTTAATATTGTCTTTTACAAGGTTAGAAAGATACGCACCGTTAATTGGTTTGATACTCGCAAATACTTTTCCGAACTGTGGAGGATTTAATTCTTCACCACCAAATACTGAAACAGATTCAGTCTCAGGATAAACTTTGGGAATAATATATTCGTAATCAGTTGCTGTTACGGCTCTGTTCTGCGATGCATATGTTTGAGTCGCATACTTTTTAATAGACTCAACACTTTCAATGTCACCACCAGCAAAAGAAGGTGTGTTTACTGTAATACGAGAAATGCCAGTATTGATTGCAACATTATCTCTTGATGTGGTTAATTTGCCATTGAATGATAAATCCGACACACCATTTGCATTACTTCCATTATTAACTAGGTATGCTACTTCTAAAAAGTTAGGTTCTTGTAATGCACGTCCAAATATACCATCACCAAATATTAATTCATATCTTTCATCTTCAATCTCATGCACCCAATATACAGGAGACTCACTAGTTACTTCAAATAAACTATCTGATCTACGATATCTCCTCTTTACAGATGAAAGTTGAGATGGTTTCCACATCACATTGATCGTAGAAACATCAATGTTTGAATTAGATAAGATGTATCTTTGATTAGGATCAAATGTATTGTATGTAAACTCAGAGGTTACATACGTTCCTTCATACACATCAATATTACTAAAGGAAGCAATATTATCTACAACAGGTACAGTAATATCCTCCATAATGGAGAATGTATAACTCTCTGTACCAAAAGATTGTGATGTTGCTACAATCCCTTTATTCAGTGTAATTGTCTGGGGTTTTACGCTATAGTTAGCGGTATTAACAATAAAAGTTATATTAGCTCTTGCTGACTTACTAGAGCGAGGAGTGTATCCTATATTCCTCGCCAGAGACACCACATTCTCTCTGAGAGTGGCGGAATCGATGAATACCTCATTAGATACCATATTGGCATTATATGAGGTTATATACGTATTATACGCTAACGCATCAACAATAGTTGAAAGATTCGATCCTTCAAAATCGTAATCAGTGAAATTAGAATTAGATCGCAGATAATCAGTGATCGACTGTTTTATCTGATCGAAATCTAAATTGGCAAAGTTGACTAGTGCCATTATCGTGTCTGTTGTAATGCGAATGATAATTGCTGAGGAGTTGCCTCTATCCCAACAATGTCATAACGAATAGAGATATCATATTCACCTGCATCAAAGTTTGGTTGTACTACCACTTGACGCAATCTAACTCTAGGTTCAAAGTTATTAATTATATTCACGATCTGCTCCTTTAATGCTTCAGTTGTAATATCATCAATAGGATCAAATAATAAACGACTTACTTGTGATCCTAATTCAGGATTAAAGGGACGTTCACCAGGAGCAGTAAGGATTAAATTACGTATAGAACGTGCAATTGCAGTTTCATTTTTATTTGCAATCAAATCATAGGTAAGCGGACTTACCTTAAAGGACATCGAAATGTCCTTAAATGATTTACTGGCACGTTCTACTGGCACCCTATCTACAAGCGATTATGCTTTATTTATCTCGTTCCTGAGCAGTTTTCCAGAAGTAACTTTCTTGATCACCAAGTCCCATTCTGTCATATCCATTCTCAACTTGATAATACTCAGTAGATACTTTAAAATCAGGAATTTTTGGATTCTCCGGTGTTAAACTATTATCATAGATCCGTGTTCTATTATTTGGATACAATGCATACTGTCCATTAACAAGTTCAATTAAATTATGACTCTTGTGTTCAGCTGGGTTTTCACTAGTGGCATAATCAACTACATCAGGATCTTGATGGTAATTATCAATAGTACAAATGTAAGTACCCTTCATTGTACCATGATCTCTTGTATAGACTTCATAGTCCATACTACCAATAAACTGTTTCTGAACAGCAACCACGCCATAATCCATACAATTCCAAAATTGTAGATTCTGTAAACTCATATCAGGATCAGGTTTCTTTGGTTCCGCCAGAAAGGCACTGATTGGTAATTTATCATACATTGCTGCATACTCTGGTAAGTATGTCTCAAAATAAAAAGCACGTCCAGGAATCGACTTAGCCGAAACCCAAACGCCCTTTACGTATTCACCCCACCCACTTTGATGATCAGTAAGGTATTCTTTCCTTACCCATACTTCAACCGAAGGGAGGTTACAAATTAGTGCTGCCATAACGTAACATAGTCGTTACATCTATTTACCCTGTCCGCGATATGCTTTGCGTTTTTTGTTACGAGAAGTCGCCGCATACGATGTATGCTTTCCATCTCCTTGACGAGTTTTTTTAGGACTACCGGGCATAAACCCGTCCTTAACAACCCCAACCTTTGAACGAACTGCCATAATAATCTCCTATCAGATAACGCGAGTTTTTTCGTGCCCAACCCGAATACGAGGGTCGCACCAGATTTCATATCCTGCTTCAATAGCATCCAGACAGAATGACACATCCTCACCACACATGTCCTGAACTGCACCGCTTTCAAAGACTTGCATCTTAGGAGCAAACCATGGATACTTCATCTCAGTATTCTCGAACACACCATTTTGAATCATTACCCATCCAAAACCTGTGTAGTCTACTGTGAATGGTTTCTTACGCTTTGAAATCGATTCGACAGTTTCATGATTCATCACACCACCGTTTTTCCGGAAGTCATCTTCTTCCAACCAGTGTGCAACGGATGTAGTCTGTCCATCTTCTGTAGAATACCATCCAGCAGTAATTGGTTTCTCTTCGCCCTCAGCATTCAATGATAAGTCAGCAAGTTGCCAGAACTTTTCAGTGTTGAAGACAATATCACTGTCGATCCACAGTTGATAATCATACTCCAGTTTGCCGTCCCAAGGAATTTGATCAGGGCCACGCAATACATTCGCACCCAAACACTTGCAACGTGCAAAGTTAACCATAGAAGAGTAATCCTGACTGATCTGGATACTCATTCCATTCTGTACCATGTCAAAGCACAGTTGTACAAAGTTCTTTAAAAACGTGAAAGAACATCCACGTCCAGGTAGGCAGAAGACAATCTTCTTACCTTTCATTCGCTCCTTAATCGCTTCAATGTCCCATTCAGGTGCTTTTACTTTCTTTGGTGGAACAGTCTTAACAGTAAATCCTTTTGCCATGAGTTGGAATAAACTTCAGTTCAATTATAGTTCAGTGATATGTAGTTGTCAATATTAATTAGAAACTACAAGTTTCGTTCGGTTCTCCGAATTATTCATTTAATAGTTGTACAGTTTCGTATGAGAGATCTTCCGCTGCATAGTCTGTCTTCATCAATCCTACCATACCTTGAAGTTGTTGCCAGGTGTCTTGGAATTGTTGCTCATTTAAATTATGATACAAACATTCACCCTTAGCATATATGCGATAAATCTTACTCATACAATTTTTTCCTCGAAAATTTTTTTGTCCTCACTTAATTTACAAGTGCCTTATATATCCACACAAGAAAAAATCCTACCAGAATTCCAAGGGGGCGAATAAATTTTCCAGGATATCTTATTAACCATCCTGCAAAAATTACTCTCCAAAAATTCCAATAGGGTGCTTTTTTCATGGCAAAAATTTTTTTTATGAAAGTGAAATCACTCTCGCGTTTTGTCACCTCTGTAGGTTAGGGTAGTTAGGCATTTTTATAAACGCATCGCCGCCCGCCACCAACACGCAACGCCGCAAATAACTGCTGCGACACGCATAAGAATTCTACAGCACTTTTAGGGGATTGTCAACACTGTCCCCCCCACGTATTACCAACGGACAGGATTACTCAAGTCCTCGACGTAGGCTTCACAATGCTCAGAACCTTCCAGATTGAATAACTCCTCCCAGTCAATCTGATGCGGGTTGAAGTCACCCAGCACGTCTAAATCCAACGTGATTCTATAACGCTGCTTCTGCGCTTGACTGTAAGAAACTGACATAAGACTGTCTCCGTTGGTGATACTTAAAGAGTATAGACTGTCTGAGAATTATTGTCAACCACGTCACGCATATTTATAAGCAAGACTGATAAAATCACGAAGTTCTGTTTCGGAAATTTTATCAGTGGGGTGGTTGACATTTTCTCGGAGTGGTGATAGAATGGACGCCAAGATCACAAGGACTCGACACATTTAATAAGGTATTATTGGGTAGTATCCAGAGAACTATTCTCAACAAGATAAAACGTTGGGGTATATTT